GGGGCTGACCATACACCAAGAAGCCTTAGAAACTTCGTAAACATTATCTACTCAAGGAACGACTTGCTTTACTCAAGCCTACAAATAGAGCCAAGCAGAATGAGATATTGTAAAGCCCTAGACGAAAAGCTAGTGGAAAGAATGAACAAGAAAAAACCTACAACTTTTAAAGAAATTGAGGACATTTGGTACGAAGGCTACTACTCAAGTAGGGGTAGACATTACCATGACAGTCGCTACCATTTCCTAAACCTACACAGCTTTTTCAACGGGGTAGGAACAGTAGAGCTTAGGGGATTCAATGGAACCCTTCACGCAGGAAAAATTAGAACCTACATCCTTTTAGCCCTAGCCATGAACAACCAGGCCTTAACTCAAAAGAGTGCCAGCAGCAAAAAGCCACAGATAGAAAACCCAAAGTTTGCAATGAGAACCTGGCTTAACAGAATAGGATTTATCGGGGAAGACTTCAAAAACCCAAGGGAACATTTAGTAAAGCACCTAGAAGGAAGTGCAGCTTGGAGATTTCAAGAACTAGCCTAAAACCACAGAGGGGGAAACCCCTCTTAAGCTGGTAGAAGGGTAATAAATGTACCAACCTAAAACAAAAAGCCTACACAGGCGAAACTGTGGCGAGTGAAAGGATGATAAAGAATGGATAAAAGGCTATATGTAGCTTATGGTTCAAATCTCAATGTAGAGCAGATGAAATACAGGTGTCCTACTGCTAAGGTTTATGGAATGGGGATATTAAAAGATTACAAACTTTTATTTAAAGGTACACCGCATAATGCTTACCTAACCATAGAACCTGCAGCAGGTTCTAGAGTACCCGTTGTTGTTTGGGATATAAATCCTAGTGATGAACTGTCACTGGATAGATATGAAGGTTACCCTAACTTTTATTACAAGAAAGATATACCAGTAGAACTTGAAACAGGTGAATTAGTAAAAGCCATGGTATATATTATGACGGATAAAATTAAAGATAGAATAAACTTAAACCTTCCAAGTGAATATTATTTAAATGCAGTAAATAAAGGATATGAGTATTTTAGATTTAATTTTAAATATATCGAAGAAGCACTTAAGATAAGCAGAAATAATTAAAATCTAGGCCCACAGCTTGCCCTGTAAGGCTTTTATATAGAGCTATTGGTACAATTACCCTACCAAGATAAAGGAAGGAAGCGGTTTTGATGGATAAATTTTTTAGTCAGAAATATTGTGATAGGTGTAGAAAAGATTTAAAAGGCGGAAGAATAATGTCTATGTTTAATGAGGATTGCATCTGTATGGAATGTAAAGAGAAAGAAACAAAGGATAAAAGTTATAAAAAAGCCAGAGATAAAGAAATTGAAGAAGTTAGAAAAGGAAATTATAACTTTAAAGGAATAGGGAAATAAAAAAGTTAAATAGAATTTTATAGGAAGCCTTCGGGCTTCTTTTTACTTATGGAAAGGAGGCGGCACTAATTAGAAAACTAAAAGATTATAAACCTACTAAATTTATGGCCAAGGATTCAGTCTATGATGAAGATGCCGCTGATTATGCTGTTTCATTTATTCAAGCACTTACTCATACTAAAGGTAGATGGGCAGGAAAGCCCTTTGAATTAATAGACTGGCAAGAACAAATTATAAGGGATATTTTTGGAACTATAAAACCTAATGGATATCGCCAATTTAATACAGCCTATGTTGAAATTCCAAAGAAAATGGGAAAATCTGAATTAGCTGCAGCTATTGCTCTCCTTCTTACCTGTGGAGATGGCGAGCAACGGGCTGAGGTTTATGGCTGTGCTGCTGATAGAAATCAAGCTTCTATTGTTTTCAATGTTGCAGCTGATATGGTAAGAATGTGTCCTCCTCTAGCCAAAAGAGTCAAGATTTTAGATTCTATGAAAAGATTAATCTATCAGCCTACAGGAAGTGTATATCAAGTCCTCTCTGCTGATGTTAAAAATAAACACGGATTTAATACCCATGGTGTTGTATTTGATGAACTTCACACTCAACCAAATAGAAAACTTTACGATGTTATGACCAAAGGAAGTGGTGATGCTAGAACCCAACCACTCTATTTTTTAATAACTACGGCTGGGGATAATCAAAATAGTATCTGCTGGGAAGTCCATCAAAAAGCTGTAGATTTACTTGAAGGTAGAAAAACTGACCCTACCTTCTACCCTGTTATTTATGGTGCTGATATGGATGATGATTGGACAGACCCTAATGTTTGGAAAAAAGCTAATCCCTCCCTTGGAATAACTGTTACTATGGATAAGGTCAAAGCTGCCTTTGAGTCCGCAAGGCAAAACCCTGCTGAAGAAAATAGTTTTAGACAATTAAGACTTAATCAATGGGTAAAACAGGCAATTAGATGGATGCCTATGGATAAGTGGGATTCCTGTGCTTTTAAAGTAGATCCAGAAGATTTAAAAGGCAGGGTTTGCTATGGTGGACTTGACCTCTCTTCTTCTACGGATATTACAGCCTTTGTTTTAGTCTTTCCACCTATTGATGAAGATGATAAATATAGCATCCTCCCCTACTTCTGGATACCAGAGGAAAATATTGACCTTAGAGTAAGACGAGATCATGTAAATTATGATTTATGGGAAAGGCAAGGTTTTATTAAAACCACCGATGGTAATGTTGTTCACTACGGTTTTATAGAGAATTTTATTGAGGAACTAGGTATGGATTATAATATAAGAGAAATCGCCTTTGACCGCTGGGGAGCTATTCAGATGACACAGAATCTTGAGGGTATGGGTTTTACAGTAGTACCATTCGGTCAAGGTTTTAAAGATATGAGCCCACCTACTAAAGAATTAATGAAGCTTACTCTAGAAGAAAAACTAGCCCATAGTGGCCACCCAGTACTTCGTTGGATGATGGATAATATATTTGTTAGGACTGACCCTGCTGGAAATATTAAGCCAGATAAAGAAAAATCTAGTGAGAAAATTGATGGTGCTGTTGCTACAATAATGGCTTTAGATAGAGCTTTAAGAAATGATGGTGTAAGCACTGGTAGCGTATATGATGAAAGAGGAATATTGGTATTTTAACAGAAAAGATAAAAAAACATTGACATAGTTGCACAATACTCATATAATGTATTTAAAGGAAGGTAGTACTACCTTCATAATTATAGGAGGTGTGCTTATGCCACGTATAAATTTATCAGTTGACCAAGAATTATTCGATTTATTGCAAGAAGCCGCTGATGAGCAAAATTGTACAGTTAATGTACATATAATCAGCATCTTAGAAGGCCTATATAAACAAAATCCTTTTGACTACCAAGCGGCATTAAACAAGCTAATTGATGAGACTAGTTTAAAAAGTCACGGTGAAGAATTCATTCTTGCTGATCTGCACTCGTTTGCTGAAATATCTACTGCTAAAGCAGAGGATACAAAAATTAAACCATCAATTGTAAGAGCAAGATTAGGTAAATTGTTTAATGCAGCCGTACAAAATAACAAAGTCCCTTTCATTGAAAGAGCAAAAAAAGAAGATGATGAATTGAAGTTCTTGAATAGAGCAGCAGTCTATATTAAGAATGAAAATAAGGAAATAACGGAGGCCTAAAAAAGAATGAAAAATATTAATGAAGTAAATAAAGCATTAGATCTAATAAATAAACATCCTGAAAATATTGCATGGCAAGATTTTACTGATAACGGAAATCCATGCTATAACCCGTATAGTGTATCATCAGATGAGATGAATGAAGAAGCTGATAGTAGAGCAGCTGTATTGAAAGCTATGCCTAAGAACTCACTCATCCATCTAAGTATCTCACAAGCTGTAGCTAGACTCCTTGGAACCAAATGGGTAACTTATGATTGGCTTTCGAAGATAATTGGAAGAATAATCGCACCCGCTGAATCTTATCATGAGTTCGAAAAGGTCATAGCCCTATCCGTTGCAGTTCAGCAAGGAATGAGAGAAAGAGGCTTAACAACGATTAATAGTATTGAAGAAGCATTTCAATAAACTAGGATGTGCCCAACAATATGAAAGTAGAATTTAAAGAGACTTCATTGCCTTTACCAAGTAATGACAATGAGGAAAAATTTAAAAAACAAAAATTAATTCATATATGTGAGATATGTGGGAAACAAGAGATTCTCACACCAGAGGAAGGTTATAAAGCAGGGTGGGACTACGCTCCTTATATGTATCCCTTTAAAGTTATAAGCCCAAGAACATGTAGTAAATGCGGTATGGAAAAAACAGCTTGGTGGGAAATTTGTGTAAAAAAGAAATCTTTTGACGAACTATCTGATCATCAAAAAGAAACTGTAAAGAGAATATATGGTGAGCCTGAAAGTATTATATTTAAAGAATAA